GGTCAATTCTTTGACCACCAATTTCAACTTCAACCTGGGCAATTAGTTGCTCACCAGGGAAGTCTAACCAACGAGCATAGACACCAGAACCAATGCCAGCAGCAAATGATGCAATACCCATTAGTTGGTTGATTTCAGGTAAAGTGACTTGTAGGTAAGTTCTATAAGCCAAATCACCATTTCTGCTGATGGTACATTGGACACGACGTCCAAAATCAGCTTGTCCATTGAAAGTTTGTTCAATCGATTCAATTGCAAAGTTAGTATATCTACGATAAGTAACTTTCCAGAAAGTAATTTGTGGATTACCGGTTAAATACACATCTTGTGCACCGTAAGCTACGAGTTGCATGAGTCCGCCTCCCATTTTATACATTCCTAAAAGAAAAAAATTTTTAGAAAAATTAATTAATCAATTAAAAAATTGATTAATTCATTATTTTACCTTCTTCATAATTATGAAAGCAATTTATTTATATCACAATTATCCTTCATAAATATAGCCAAATATAATTCATTAAATACTTCTTTTTTTCCTTCATGATTTTTTGTGAATATATAGGAATCTTTACGTTTTTTTATTGTCCAACCATTATCTAAAGCATTGAATAAAAAAAGCATTTTTTTAAATTTAATACTATCTATCTCTAAACTTCTAATACTATCTATCTTTATTTCTATATCCATTTAAAATACCAAATCACTAAATATTTACTATTTTAACTTATAACTAAATATTTTAGAGCAACGCGTATTTTAAATGCCGAGTATATTAGCAAGAACATACGAGCGCTTCTTTCATTAAGAAAGATAAACTAAATTCTACATAATGGGTTTTCTATATTCTTACACAAAGGTAGATAAAAATACTCCCATCTAATGTTATTTCTCTTACTACCTTTGAGAAACAACTATTTATGACCTATAAAAAGTAAAGCATTCACTGTCCATAACAGTTTATTTTTCTAATCAATTAAAAAATTGATTAATTGTTCTTCTTCAGTTGAACCACTCATTTAGTTAAGAACAAATAATTTTTGTCTAATCAATAATATGAAAGTGAGATATTTTTCGGATTTACATTTAGAATTTATTAAACCAAATAAAATAGAAAAATTCATTAGAAAAATTCCATCCGGGATTGACGAAATATGTATATTAGCAGGCGATATTGGTAATCCATATCAAGAAAATTACGATATTTTTATGAAATTTATAAGTAAAAATTTCAAAAAATCATTTTGTATTACAGGAAATCACGAATATTATAATAAAACGAAAACGATACAAGAAACAAATGAATTTATGAAATGTTATTTTCAACAATTTAATAATATAAGTTTTTTGAATAACACATATGAACTTTATGAAAATTATTGTTTTATTGGTACTACATTATGGAGCAAAATTACGAATCCAAATTATGAAATAAATGATATATATAATATTCCTAATTTTGATTATATTGAATATAATAGATTAAATAAATTATGTATTGATTTTTTACAAGATACATTACAAAATAATGACAATTGTATTATTATAACACATCATGTGCCTTTATATTCATTAATTGATGTAAAATATAAAACTCAACAAATGCAACCTTATAATCAATGGTTTTATTGTAATATGGATGATTTGATTGAAATAAATGTAAATAAAATAAAATGTTGGATATACGGACATACTCATACACCATCTAATGTTATTATAAATGAAATTTCATTTTTATGTAATCCAATTGGTTATCCGAATGAAAATAGCATTTTAGATTTTCAAAAAAGCTTTATAATAGCCGTTTGAAATGTAAAAATGTGTAAATATGTATCATTTGTATTTGAATAACTATCATTATAGTCAATTATCTTCATATTTTTGGAACATATATTAGAGACCTAAGTTTTGAAAATATTACACTAATGGGAACATATACACCTTCGGACATTTACACCTTTGGACATTTAAAACGCCGAATAAAAAAGATATTGGTCTAAAAGACGACCTCACTTTATTTTAATTATTTAATTAAATTACAAGTTTCTATAAAACCCCAAATTAATATTAACATCAATATCAAAACCACTATGTTGTAAAATAGCCTTCTTATATTTGCCAACGCCTTCAAACTCAGTATCAATTTGTGTTTCGCTTATGTTAGCGAGAGGAATTACTAATCTTATTTGTAATCTTTCATTTGGTAGAGAATTAATTCCTTTGGCAATAGTTCGTTCCTTCACAATACTTGAATAATTTGTGCTTCCTAAAAATATAAAAGGTGAGTTACTTTTTCTCCTATAATAAACTCTAAACGTTGATGAAGCATTAACAGTATCTTCTAATTGATAATCTAAACGCCCTTGATTTTGTCCAGAATAGAACACTTCATAATCACCGCTTATTATATTTTTAAGTATTCTGTCTTCACCGGAATAATCGTAAAAATTATTGTCAATTGTCCCAATTTCTTCTGCTGTAATAGTAATTATTGTTGTCATTTTATTAATACTTCTTATTTATATATTTTATGTCTTTTATTAAAACATTAAAAAGTATTTCAATTTTTTTATTTTCTTATAAAATGACTGTAACTAAAAATTTATAATCGGCGTTTTAAATGTCCAAAGGTGTAAACGAAGTAACTTTACGAGAAATTGAAGAAAGATATATTATATATTTTATATATTTGTTTTAAAATAAATATTAAATATTTCTACCAAATCATATATATAATATATATATAAATGCCATCATTTAAACCAAAGGCTGCTAAAAAAATTACAATTTGTAAAAAATATACTACAACTCTTGACGGTAAGCATAAAGAGTTTGTAAATGAATTCACTAAAAACGAAATTGAGGTTATTCCTAGATTAAAAGAAGAAAAATATAGTTTATTAAAACAACTGGAGGTTAAAACGGAACTAAATATTGATGAAATTATGGAAATTAAAGATCGTATTAGAGAAATAGATGAACATATTCAAAAGTTAAAGAGAAAAAAAAAAAAATATTATCTTGATAACTCTCAACATATTTTTGAGTATTTTGAAAATAAAAAAAGCATCAATAATATTGAAGAAAATAACAAAGCAGTAATATCTAAAAATCAATTGCTTTTTAATATTTTTAAAATTAAACAAAATGAATCCGATACAGACAAATATATTCATGAAAATAAAAATAAAAATTTAGTTCAAAAATATTTGAGTAATATTGATGAATCTTTTTTAGATACTAACGCATTTGTCAGGGAAACAGATATATGTCAAAATTGTTATAAAGGTGAAATGATACCACTTGATGATGAAGGTGTTCTTATTTGCAATGTTTGTGCTGTTAATATACCATATCTTATTGAAAATGAAAAACCAAGCTATAAAGAACCTCCAAAAGAAGTTAGTTTCTATGCTTATAAAAAGATTAATCATTTTAAAGAAATTTTAGCACAATTTCAAGGAAAAGAAACAACCCAAATCCCCAATAATGTTATTGAACAAATTCAACAACAAATTAAAAAGGAAAGAATTGGACTTGAACAACTAACACATCATAAAACAAAAGAAATACTTAAAAAATTAGGATTTAATAAATATTACGAACACATCGCATTTATTAAAAATAAATTAGGAATTAAACCACCTGTTTTTAGTCCAGAATTAGAAGATACATTATGCAATTTATTTATGGAAATTCAAGCACCTTATGCTAAAACTTGTCCTGATTATCGTGTTAATTTTTTGAATTATTATTATGTACTTTTTAAGTTTTGCGAGCTTCTTGAAGAGACACCATATTTACACGATATTCCGTTATTGAAAGATCGAGAAAAACTTATTGAACAAGATGAAACATGGAAAAAAATGTGTGTTGAATTAGATTGGGAATTTATACCCACTGTTTAACATAAATAATCTCATATTTATACATTAGTTTATAAACCACCAGGGAAGCCTACAAGATTAGCACCAATACCAAAACCGGCACCAGAACGAGCAGTAACACCCATTGAAGGAATATAAGTATCCAAAATAGCGAAAGTGGCGGCAGCAGTTAATGCTATTAGGGCAATTTCCTCAAGATTTAATGAACGTTTTGGAATAGCAAAAGCAGCAATTGACACCATTAACCCTTCAATCAAATATTTAATACAACGTTTAATAAGTTCGGTAAAATCAAACATACTTTATATAAATTAAAAAGAAAAAATTATTATTTATATTTATTAAATTATATTTATTAAATTAAAACTTAAACCTAATATTTTACTAAATATTATAATGGATAAACAAAATAACGCTAAAAATACATTTGAGAAAAAACTAAAAAAGAATGGCGCACCTAATCCTAAATATGTTGATGTATTAACAATTGATAAGCCTATCGCTGGACAAACTTATGGTTGTTTTTCATTTATTTCCCCCGAAAAGATTATAAAACAACGTGAAATGTTCTATTTTGAACAATTTTTGAAGCAATGGGAAATGAATAAATCTATGGAGAAATTTCACCAATTTCTAAATTTTATTTCATTTAAATATAAGTTACAATTTGAAGAAGTAATCAAAGATTTTGAAACTTTTATTAAAGAAGAACGCGACATAATTATTAATTCATCAATTGAAGATGATTATAAAACCTTTTTGGATCATGAAGAAGATGAACTTGAAAAAAAATTTAATGTTAAACATAACTTCCAGACATCTACTAGAGGAGTCAAGGCTAGAGGTAATTTTGCCTCTCAAGAAGAGGCTGAAATACGTGCTAAACTTTTGAGAGAAACTGACCCACATTTTGATGTTTTTGTTGGACCTATTGGTACTTGGTTACCTTGGGAACCTGAAGCATATAAGACTGGACGGGTTGAATATATGGAAGAGGAGTTGAATCAACTTGTTCATGAAAAGAAGAAGAATGAAGAAATTGCAAAAACTACTTTTGAACAACGTGTTAAAGATACTAAGCAAAAAGCTATTGATGAAAATAAGAAAAATGCAGAAAAGCATGGTAATGTTATTACACAAGATATTAACGAAGATGGTGAACTTATTGGTGTTGGTCTTACTACTACTGAACAATCATTAAATTCTAAAGAACCTGAGAGTATTTCTGTTGCCGATATTAGAAGTGAATTATTTGATGGAGAAAATGTGGTTGTTGGTAAGACTGATCATGGGCAGAGTCAATTAAAGTCTGGACCTTTTGCTAAAACAAAATGATTACCAAGGGTGTAAAACATAATAAATATAGGATAATCGCTTGTTATCAACTCATTCTCACCAGCATTATTGTCAATAAACCCAGACATTTTTTTTACTAAAATAAAAATTATTTTAATTTTATAAAATTTATAAAATTAAAATTCGCATCTTAGAGGGATTGAACCTCTGACCTCCCGGTTAACAGCCGGATGCTCTACCTACTGAGCTAAAGATGCATTATAATAGAGTCTTTACTCTATTGTGTTTATTAGACCCAGTCACCAAAATTATTAACAATGAAACCGCGCTAGCGAAAATGTGTAAAATAAATACGGTTGGTTTTGACAGTATATATCAACAACATTTTATCGAGAATAGAAACACATTTACACTTGTAAGTGATCCTTATATTAGTATGTGTATGGAATTCGTGATGCGAAGATGGCACTAAACAAAAAAATATAAATAAAATAAATAACACTCGATCGGGGGCTCGAACCCCGGACCACAGGATTAAAAGTCCTGCGCTCTACCAACTGAGCTAACCGAGTAAAATTAAGATTTTTTATTTTATATATAAATGTTTGTAGGCGGGGTCGAACCGCAGACCTTCGGCTCATAAGACCGATGCTCTAACCAACTGAGCTATACAAACACAAAACCCACCCTCGTGTAAAAATAGGGGGCAACTGAGAATCGAACTCAGGACCTCTCGCAAATTTGATAAAATACTTATAAC